CCGATGATGGGCGACTTCATTGTCATGACGCCGATTCGGCGAGAACGAATCGAGACCAACGTTGACACTTTCAACGATTGCTCCTTCATGGCTTCCATTTCTGGAATCACGATGCTTGTCACGAGTTTGCATCAGGGGTCGGTTGGCGTAGGTAATGTCGTGTTCGGGACCAATGTTCTAGACGGAACAAAGATAAAAGCGTTTGGATCCGGCACGGGCGGAACAGGAACATATACACTAAACCAGTCTCAAGTCGTTGATAGCGAATTGATGGCGACTGGATTAGAGAATGACCTCAAGGCGACAAAAGTTGTCATGCAATTGGATATTCACGGCCCAAATAGCGCTGACAATACGCAGACGATTGCAACATTATTCCGTGACGATTATGCGATAGCGCAACTGACTAATCAGTTCCAGGTGAAGGAATCTGGATTAAGCATCGTCCCTCTTTATACGGATGATGCGAAACAAATTCCGTTTATTAATTCCGAGCAACAATACGAACTTCGTTATGTCTTAGACGTCTATCTACAGGCGAACCAGGTAGTCGCTCCGCCTCAACAATATTTCCAAAAGGCGGAAGTCGCGCTCGAAGAGGTTTTATAGCAAAATATTTGCGAATATTAAGGAGTTTTTTTAAATGGCGACTATCCCGGCTTCCGCGATTGTAAACGTAATCCCTAGCGTTCTTAGCGCTGGCGGCAATGCGCTAAATCTCATCGGACTTTGCCTTACGCCTAGCACGCGTGTTCCTATTGGATCGGTGCAGCCGTTTCCGACTGCTGCTGCTGTTTCTACATATTTCGGCGCGGCGTCCAAGGAAGCTGCTGAGGCAACCACGTATTTCAATAGCTTTGTAGGCTCGACCGCTAAGCCGGGCTCTATGCTATTTGCGCAGTACAACAGCACGTCCGTCGCGGCTTATATGCGCGGCGGCAACATTACCGCTTCCGGTCTGGCTGCGGTTCAAGCTATGAGCGGATCTCTGACCATTCTGGTTGACGGGTACACTCATACTAATGGTTCCTTGAGCCTTGCTGCTGCCACCAGCTTTACCTCAGCTGCTACGCTTATCCAGTCCGGGCTGCAAGGAACGCAGCCTACGACTGCGTCAGTCACTGCCGCGATTGCGGCTGCATCCCCAGCTGTTTCAGTCACCGGCGCCATTAATGGCTTTATCCTAACGGTCACCGCTGTCTCGACTGGCACGCTTGTTCCCGGTGCGATTATCACTGGCGCCGGCATTCTGGCTGCTACGCAAATCACTTCTCAGCTTACGGGAACGACTGGTGGCATTGGAACCTATGCGCTGACTTCATCAGCTTCGCAAATTGTTGCGAGTGAGGCAATTGCGGCAACTTATGGTGTGATGACGGTGTCTGCGGTTTCGTCTGGAACCCTTTCCGTCGGGCAGACAGTTGTTGGCGCTGGCGTTACTGTTGGAACGCAAATCACTGGGTTGGGTACCGGCACAGGATTGACGGGTACATATTATGTCAGCCCGAGCCAAGCCGTAGCCAGTGAGGCGATGACGACTACCGCCACGCCATTTACGGTGACGTTTGATTCCATATCAGGCTCATTTATTGTAACTTCGGGGATCACCGACGGTCCGTCGTCGGTAGCGTTTGCAACCGGCACGCTTGCGCCGTTGCTGCTCCTTACCTCGGCTACCGGCGCGATCCTTTCGCCTGGTTCTCCAGCTGCGACTCCCAACAACTTTATGAACGCGCTTACGGCTGTCACCCAGAATTGGGCATCGTTTATGCTCGATTTCGATCCTGACTTCGGATCCGGGAACACCCAGAAGCTAGCATTTGCTGCATGGACGAACGGCCAGGATCAGTCATATATCTATATGGCGACAGACAACGACATCACGGCCACCACTACCGTGCCAGCGTTGAATAGCCTTGGATATTTGGTTGGACCTGCTGCAAATAATTATACGGGAACGGCTCCTATCTACGATCCGACGAACGAAAACCTTGCAGCGTTTGCTATGGGATATGTTGCATCGCTGGATTTTGGAGCAACCAACGGCCGGACCACGGCGGCGTTCCGTTCCGGTTTGGGCTTGATCGGCAGTGTCACGAGCCAGGTTGTCGCGACAAATCTGATTGCTAACGGGTATAATTTCTATGGCGCCTATGCGACGGCTAACCAGAATTTTGTATTTTTCAACCCTGGAATTATTTCCGGGCCGTTTACCTGGCTGGATAGCTTTGCTAACCAGATTTGGCTTAACGCTGGATTCCAATTGGCGCTTATGGAGCTGCTGACTAATATCCCGGCCGTTCCCTATAACACGGTTGGCTACGCCATGATTGCTCAAAGCTGCCAGACCCAGATTAACGCTGGGCTAAGCTTCGGCGCGTTCCGTGCGGGTGTGCCATTGTCGTCTTTGCAGATTACGGCGGTTAATAACTCGGCGGGTGCTAACATTGCTCCGGTTTTGACGGCACAGGGTTGGTATTTCCAAGTCCAGGCTGCTAGCCCGCAGGTGAGAGCTGCAAGGCAAAGCCCGCCGTGTACATTCTGGTATACTGATGGACAATCCGTGCAAGCTATCAATTTGTCGAGCATTGACGTCCAGTAAATTGTTAATTAATAAGATTGGAGAACCCCTAAAATGCCTTCAATTTCTTCGTCTAATGCGGTATATCTGCTTAGCATACCGTCGTTATATCCTGTTCCTCAACAATTGCAGGGGTTCTCAGCAGACGAGATTTTTGCAACTGATCCCCTGGAATCTGCCGAGGCGATTATGGGGTTGGACGGAATCGCGTCTTATGGGTTTAGGTATGTCTTTGTTAAGCAAACCATATCCTTGCAGGCGGATTCCGCGTCCAATGTTGTTTTCGACACATGGTGGAGCAGTACGCAGCAGATAAAAGACGTGTTCTTGGCGTCTGGTAGCATCACGCTACCATCGGTGGGTCTGAAATATTCCTTGACGAATGGCGCGTTGACTACGTATCAACCAATTTCTGATGCCGGAACGACGTTGAAACCACGCAAGTTCGGCATAACATGGCAGAGAGTTATCCCAGCAGTTCTTACTGGGGTTGCTTAACCTTTGGTGTTAAATGGCACGCAAGATAATGACGGTTGTCATTGATGATGACAACCGGGACAAGGGTAAGACATTTGTTCTTACGGAAATGCCGGCGGCACAAGCTGAAAAATGGGCGCTAAGAATTATCTCAGCTATGGCTAGAGCTGGAGTTGAACTTCCGGAAGACGTCCAGGGAATGGCCGGGATTGCGGCAATTGGCTTGCATGCTCTATCGAATATCAATTTTTATGATGTAGAGCCATTGCTGGATGAAATGTGGCAGTGCGTGCAGATAATGCCAGACACGAGACACCCAAGCATTGTCAGGCCTCTTGTTGACAATGACATCGAGGAAGTCCAGACGCGCCTGAGGCTCAGAAAGGACGTGCTTGAATTGCACCTTTCTTTTTCCACGCCCGTCGGTCCATCGACATCAGAGACGACAGCCCCGGCGGGCTCAGACAATACGTCAATGTCCCCTGGACAATCGGCGCCATCGTCTCATCGGGCAAGGCGACGTTAGCGGAACTCGATTCTGTCTACGGATTGGAAGATCTCTACGACATGATTGAGATTGTTCTCATTGATAACGAAAATAAAAGAATTCTCAGAGAGAGAGAAGCAAGAAAGCAGCAGCGCTAATGCCGACAATTGTTGACTCTCTAATTCTCACGCTTGGGGTTAAGGCGGACGATTTCTTCAAGACGCAGCGGGATGTTGCGGATAAGCAGAAGAAATTCAAAGAAGATGTCGTTAAACACGGCACGGAAATCGAGGGGTCTCTAAAGGTAACGACCACGGCGCTCAGCGCCTTTGGTAAGCAGCTTATCGGTCTTTATACGCTTTTTACCGGCGGTAAAGAAGTTGCCCAATTCATCACTGATATTACCGCTACTGATGCCGCGTTAGGCCGCGTTGCGAAGACAACCGGCATCTCGGCCGATAGATTGGCGGCCTATCAAGCCTTGTTCGAAAAGCAAGGTGCGAGCGCTGGCGAAGCCATAAAAATGTTCAACAGTCTGGAAGTCTCCAGACAGCAATTTCTTACTCGTGGTACAGGCCCATTCAAGGAAATAGCAATTACGCTATCGCAACTTGGCGTGGCCTATGATGCTCG